TATGATAGTTCATCTTGTCTTATTTTTATAGATAATAAATTAGATAATGATATTTCTTATAATAATACCAATAATATATTATTATGTATATCGAATAATCGTATGGAAATACCAAAAAGTATATGGCATTCAACTAATAGGTCATGTTTATCATTAAAAGAATTTGAATATGATATAGGAAATACAATATGGAATATTTTTTTTATAGAGTATATGAATAAATATGTGAATAAGGAAGGATATATTTCTTTAATATCGAGTGAAGATATATCCGGAATATTTGGGATATATTATAAGAATAGTTTGAGTATTAATAATAGTGAGTATAGATTATTTTTTTCAGATAAATTGAAAACTTTTGTATTACATGATGTTATAGATACTATAATTGATAATAATAATTATATTGTTGGTCAATTAACAAATAATTTAGTAGTAAATTATCCCTATATAACTTTTAATGATATTAGTGGATATAGATATAAATGTCCTACAACATGGAAAAGATTAAGTGGAAATACATATGGAATAGGTAAGAATACGAATATAATAAATAGTAATAAGATAGATTATGTAGATAAACCATGGAAAATTATAGATAATACTAATTATTATCCAATACATTTATTATCAGAAATAAAGATAATGATCGTATGGATTATAATAATATTAAGAAATATAGGAAATAATAAATATGGAAGAGATGGAATAATGAAGAAAGTATCATATAAATTTAGTAAGGATGAGTATAATACATTAAAACAATATGCAGGACAAATGAATATAACCGAATATATATTAGATGGATATATAAGATTTATAGGATTAGGATGGTCTAAAAATTTATTATTAGAGATATATAAAGATGGGAAATGTGATAAGATATATCCATTAGTATCTATGATTGGAGATTATAATATATATAAGAAGAGTAAATGGATGAATAATATGTGGAAAAATATAATATATGGAGGAAGTATATATGATAATATAGGTAAGATAGTAATAAATATGAGAAGTGATAATATAGAGGATAGTAAGATAATTGAGAGGGATGATATTAGAATACAAATTGATATAGGTATAAATAAAGAGGGAGAATTAGAGAATATAATATATATGGAAAGTAGTATAGAAATGATGAGATGGAAAGAATTACTTGATAGATTTTTGAATATATGGGTAAAATAGGGGTGATATTCTTATTATAGATATAATGAGAATAACATAATATTTTTAATTAGAGTAAGCGAGACCGCCCATACCTGACATAATACGTAAAACGTTATAATTGACGGCATATATATTACAATATGCGTTGGATTGGGAGGGAGTAGTCATATCTTCGTATAATGTACCTTTATATGAATCAGCTTTAACGGTACCTTTATTAATAGTATTATCAGTTAAACTGAGTAAAAGATTAGCATTATCTATACGTGAAAAATTACAAGAACCGGACGGTTGATGTTCTTCAGGACGTAAAGCAAATGAATAGACATTAATACCTAATTGAGGAGAACGAGTATGATGTTGATAAGGTTGAACATAATTGAAATAGTCACCTTCTCTTCTTGCAAATCGGTCTTGACCGTTAAGTTGTATAAGAGCACTTTTAGTAGTATTTTTACCTTTATCAACGGTAAAATCGGATGATGGTGTAAGTATAGTAGGGAAACATTCCATAAGACCAAAAACTAAATTACTACCTAAAGGATCGAATGTGAATGTTGGTGTAGTATCAAGACGGTCAGTATAATTAAACCATTGTAAATAATTTTGAGATACTTGTTTTTGAGTGACCCAAATAATTTCTTTAACAGGATGATTAAAGTTAAGTTTAATTTTAGTAGAAGCGGATGATGTAATTGTTTCTTGACCTGGGAATTGTAATTGTTCAATTAAATATTCATGAGATAATTGAGCAAAACGTCGTCGTTCATCTGTATCAAGGAATACATAATCTACCCATAATGAAGCACTTGGTAGTTGATAATCAGATGAAGATAAAGGAGTTAAGGTAGGATTATTTCCGATACCATCAGTACTAAAGAATAAATATTTAAGTTCTTCGAATTGTAGATTAATTTTAACTTCATGATATTGTAAAGCGATTAATGGTAAAGCTAAACCTGGATTTCTACAAAACCAAAATTGTAAAGGAATATATAATTTTGTTTGAGGGAAACTACCATTTGCAAAAGTATTACTAATATCAAGATTAGCTAGATTTGATGTAAGTTGTGGAATATTACCAACCATACGTTCATAACCGTATTGATGACCGGTTGGAAGACTTAATTGGTTCCAAATATGTAACCATTCGCCATAATGTTTATCGATACGTTGTCCTCCGATTTCGACTTCAACATAATTAATTAATTTTTCACCAACATAATTAACCCAATGAGCACATGATATATCTGAATCAGTTATAGAAACTGATGGTAATTCAGCTTCTAAATACATACGATAGATTAAATCACCATTTTTAGATATGGTACAACTAACTTTTTTACCAAAATCAGGAGTACCATTAAAAGTTTGTTCAATTGCTTCAACTGAAAAATTTGTATGTCTTCTATAAACGACTTTAAAAAAAGTTATTTGTGGATTACCAGTTAAATATACATCTTGAGAGCCATATGCGACTAATTGCATTAAACCACCTGCCATTTTATACTATTTTATATATTATGATAAAAGAAAATAAAAACTAATAATAGAACTTATATATCTTCTTTAGTTTTATAATAACATCTTTGTAATTTTAGTTTAAAGATTTATTAAAACTCATTTATATAGTATCGCATGTATGCCCCTTTTCAAGCATAAAAAAAAGACATATAATCCCAAGAAGGATATTTCAGTTCCCGCAACTATAGACGACAAACATCAAAATCGTTTAAATGAAATTAATGAAAAATATAAACTTATACCGGATAAAGAAAAATTAATAAAAGAATTAGAAGAAGAATATAATAAATTATGTTTAATTAAAGAAGATGATAATATTGATAAAATAATAGAGAAAAAATTAGAATGTCAAGAAAAAATAGAATTATTAAAAAAAGATATAGAAAAAAGTAAAAAAGATTTCGAAAATAAAGATTATGAATTAAATGCTTGTCATCTTTTATTTCATTATTATAATGATATTCCTGATGATAAAAAATATAATTCTAATAAAACAATTAAACATATTAATACAAATAAAAAAAGTATTTTAGACTATTTTAATAAAAATACGGAACAAGTTATATCTAAAAATGTAAATGATACTATAGAAAATATACAACCACTTTTATCAAAATCAGAAATAATGGATGAATATTTATCATATACCGATCCTAATTATGTAAAAAAATTAGCATTTCAAAATTATTTTGAGGAAATATGTCAAGTATGTAAAGAACAAAAAATTATTAATATGATGGAAAGTATATTAATATGTCCTAATTGTGGTAGTGAAGAAAAAATATTAATTGATTCTGAATTACCATCTTATAAAGAACCACCTAGAGAAGTTACTTATTTTGCTTATAAAAGAATAAATCATTTTAAAGAATGGTTGTCACAATTGCAAGCAAAAGAAAGTACAAATATAGATAAAGATATTTTCGATAAAATATATTTGGAACTAAATAAAGAAAAGTATATAGATAGAACCAAATTAAAGACAGAGCAGGTTTTACAAATTCTTAAAAAATTAGGATTATCTAAATATTACGAACATAGTCCTTATATTACTAATCAAATATCAGGAAGACCGCCATTAAATATAGACCCAGAAACAGAAGAAAAGGCAATAAATATGTTTAAAGAAGTGCAAGGACCATGGATGAAATATGGTATGACAGATAGATCTAATTTTTTTTCATATCCTTATATATTGTATAAATTTTTTCAATTATTAGAGAAAGATGAATATTTACCTGAATTAAGATTATTAAAAACACGTGAAAAATTACAAGAACAAGATGAAGTATGGGCTAAAATCTGTAATGAATTAAAATGGGAATTTATAAGAACTGTTTAATCAACTATACCTAATTCTAATATAATATTATCAGTATTATTACTGATAAAATCTAAAGGAGTATTAATGGGATATTCGAGTACTTTATAGAATGGTTTATAAGAAGAAGAATTCTTAATAGAATTATGATATAATATGTATGAATTATCTATAGCGGATTGTTTATCAAGGTAGATACCAATAATATTATAATCTATATTAGAGTTAATATTAAAAATTTCTTCGAGTAGAATATATATTTTTGACATGGACACTAAAATATATATTCAAAAAAAATTTAAACTAGTTTATATTATTCATTTATATTGAGTTGATTATTTAGAGATTGTATATATTCACTAGATTTATCACAATTATTTTTTATAAATTTCCAATCACATTCCCATATAGAAATATATTTATAACCTTGTTCTTTACAGAAAGTTTCTTTTTCAATTGTTCTATCGTAGAGTTCTTGAAATGTTTTATTACATCTTGTATTTACGTGGTCTCTATTAGTGTAGCATTTAGGACAACCATGAAAATAGCATCCATCATATTCAAAAATAGTATTAAGTTCTTTACAATAACCATCTGCTAATTTGAAGGAGCCAGTAATACGATGTTCCTTTTCATTTTTGATATTAATAATATTAATTTGAAGTTTAGTCATAAGAAATTCAAGCCATTCTATTTGAGATTTAGAAAAGCCGTTTAATGAACAACGTGGACAACCACTACCATTGGTTACATGACATTGATATGATTGTGTAAATATACCGTGTGTTGTGCCATCTTTATATTTCTTATTACAAATTATTTTAAATGAAGTAGAATTATTAATATATTCAACAAGTGAATAATCATATTTATCACCATGTATTTCTTTAGCATTATTTATTACAGTTTCGAGTGAATATCTTCTATCTATAGATAATTTATCATTTCTACATTTTATACATCCTTTACCACTTAGATGTTCACTTGCAATTTGTATAAATTCACCATGCGTATTACATATAATAATAATAATATCTTTACACGTAGTATATTGAACTTTAGAATAGTCATATATATCACCATGTATATCTTTACATTGTTTAATAAAGTCTTCATTGGATTTTTTTTGTAGATTATGTGCACTTTCAATACCGCAATGAGGGCATCCTTGTCCATTAATATGAGCGGATGGTGTTTGTGTAAATTCACCATGTTTGGAACATATTATTATTATTTTTGTTTCTGTATTAATATAATTCATTAAACTATAATCATATTTATTACTATGTATATTATTTGCATTATTTATAAATTTGTTTTTATTATTATCATATCTATTTTGATTATAACATGATATACATCCTTTACCGCATAAATGCGAACCTGCGATTTGTTCAAATTCTTTATGAGTAGGACAAATTATAATAACTTTATTGTCCCACCCTGTATAATTGATTTTTGAATAATCATATTTATTATTATGTATTTTAATTGCTTTTTCAATAAATCTATCAGTTGTTAATTTATTATTATTAGCACCTTTTTCATATCCACACTTAGTGCATCCAGTGGCAGCTAAATGTTGTTCTGGGCGTTGAGTATATTCGCCATGTAAAGGACATATTATAATAACAGGAGTATTACAATCTGTATATTTTACTTTTGAATAATCATATTTATTTCCATGTTTCTTCTTTCCTGCTTCAATAAATTGTTCAGTTGTATTGTTTCTGTTAATCGACTTATCAGAACATTTCTTACAATTATGTCCTGCTAAATGTATATCTGTTCTTGTTAAAAATTCTCCATGTATTTTACAAGTTATAATTATTTTAGTACGACTATTAATATATAATGTTTTATAATATTCATATTTATTACCATGTATTTCCCTAAATCGTTTAATATAACTTATAGTTTTTTCATAAATAGTATCATCTAATTTATGTAAATTACATCGTGTCAATTTATTTTCAATAATATTAGATGTTGCTATATCTTTACAATCATCATATATACAATAATTTATATTATTCATTTTAGAATTATTTAGATATTAAACTATCTAAATAATTATTAAATCAAAATTTTTAGAATATATTTTTTAAAAATTTATTAAAATCTTATTTACATAAGTTTTATTCCACCAGTAAGACCAGAGCCTATCGAAAAGCCAGTACCCATGCGAGCCCCCGCCGAAATTGAGGGACTAAAAATATCAAGAATCGCAAAAGTCGTACTTGCTGTAAGCGAAATTACCAATAATTCAGCAGTGTCCATCTTTTTTGAAGGTATGACGTAAGCGCAGATTCCGACAACAAGACCTTCGATTAAATATTTGACCGCACGGCGGACAATTTCACCTAAGTCGAATGATGAACGGAAGTGTTGAACTTCTTTTTGTAGAGTATCCATAATTTATTATATTATACCTTTAGAAAAAAATACTTAAAGTTTAAATATTTGTTTTATTTATATAAGATGAGTAGTGATAAAGAAGATTTTTTAACTGTTGACCATCCTGTCCCTGGCCAAAATTACGTATGTTTAAGTTTTGTTTCTCCTGAAGAAGTTATTATAAATAAATCATCTTTCTTTGTAAGTCGTTTCTTAAAAAGTGTAGTTGGTGATTTTGTATTTTCAGAAGAACCAACCGAAGTTGAATTAAAATCTTTTAAAGATCATGTTTTTTCATTATTAAAACCTGAAAGTTGTGATGATAAATATAAAGATTATTTATTTGCTAAACAAGATGATTTAGAAAAAGAATATTATGAACAAAATAATTATCAAACATCTATTCGTGGTCTTAAAGTTCGTGGTGTTTATGATACTCTTAAAGAAGCACAACATCGCGCTAAAGAAATTCAACGTAACGACCGCAGTTTCAATGTTTATATTGGACAAGTCGGTTATTGGTTACCATGGGATCCAACTCCACAAAAGGTTGCTAATCAAGAATATTTGGAAGAAGGCTTAAATAATCTAGTTAAGAAATATCAAGAAAATCAAAAATTCAAAGAACAACATTTCCAAGAAAATCTTGATTATGTTAAAGAACAAGCGGCTAAACAAGCAGAAAAGTCACGTCAAGAAAAAGAAAAACAACGTCAAGAAGAACAAATGAAAGAAATTGATGATGTACTTAAAAATTTAGAAGGTGTTAAATCAACTCAACAATCTTCTATCGAAGTCGTTGAAGATAAAAAGAGTAGTGATAGTCTAGCTGATAGTTTAGGAGCACAAGATCCATGGATGGAACGTCATAATGAAAAAAAAAGTGACGAATAAATCAATTATTATATGAATATAATTTAAATAATATGAGAACTATTATCATTACACTATTAATATTAGGTATTATTTTAATGATTGTAGGTTATTTAGAAAATTATAAAAATTGTCCTTTACCTCGTATCGAATATCGTTATATTCCTCGTAATTTTTATGAAGAACAAGTAAGTGGAATGAATTTAAGTAATCTTTATAGTGAAATATTTAATGACCCTGAAGTATGGGGTGTATATCCATTAGGTATGATAGAAAATAATGCATCATTAACTCCTGCGCAATTTAAAAATTTCATCCGTTCATCTTAATATTTAAAGACAAATAACTACTATGATAAATTATGATAGTAGGTATTATAGGATTAGGTTTTGTAGGAAATGCAATTTATCAATCATTTTTGAAAAAAAATATAGAAACCGTCGTATATGATAAATATAAAAATATAGGTACTCTTCAAAATTGTTTAAATACTTCTATATTATTTCTCGCATTACCAACTATTTATGATAGTAGTTTAGGTTCATATAATAAACAATCTATATATGAAGTATGTTCATATTTAAAAGAGTATAGTTATAAGGGTATTATTGTAATTAAGAGTACGATAGAACCTGAAAGTACAGATGA